GGAGATACAGCAGGAGCAAATAGTATGTTTGCATCTGCAATGAATTCTAGAATTGGTACCGCATTAAATACGAAAAAAGTAGAAATGGCTAACCGTGTTTATAATGGTGCTTCAGAAGACTTAGGACAAGAAGATGCTAACATTCAAGACTCTGAGATCGAATCTGACTGAGGCAGTTGGTAAAACAGTTAAGACCTTAAAAGTTGGTAAGAAATCAAAAGCTATTATCTCCAAAGCAGGTTCTAAGTATGCAGTCCATATTGATGGGGAATTACTAGACAATAAGTATAAGTCTGCAGAAGAAGCAGAGAAATCAGCTAAAGAATTTGCTGACCTCATGGGAGCATAAATGAAGCTTATAACAGAACATTTAGAATCAAACTTAGAGTATATTGTAGAAGCTAAGGATGGCAAAAAGAACGTTGTCATCGAAGGCATCTTTATGCAAGCTGAGTCTAAGAACCGTAACGGTAGAATCTATCCACGTGATGTGATGGAAACTGCCGTTAATAAATATGTAACAGAACAAGTTGCTACTGGTCGTGCAGTTGGTGAGTTAAATCATCCTGAGGGACCTTCTATCAACTTGGATAAAGTTTCACATCGCATTACCGAGCTCAATTGGGACGGAAATAATGTGATAGGAAAGGCACTCGTATTAGATACTCCTATGGGTCAAATCGTTAAAGGTTTGGTTGAAGGTGGTGTTCAATTGGGTGTTTCTAGTCGTGGTATGGGTACACTTGTGCAACGGAATGGAGTAAACACTGTAGGTAGGGACTTTGTTCTTGCTACTGTGGATATTGTCCAAGACCCCTCAGCTCCTGAAGCCTTTGTTAATGGGATTATGGAAGGTGTTGAATGGATCTGGGATAATGGCATACTCAAAGCGCAAGATGTTGAAAAATATGAGACTGAAATTAAAAAAGCATCTTCTCTTAACTTGGCGGAAGCTCAGTTAAAGGTGTGGTCAGATTTCCTCTCAAAACTTTAACTCTAGATTATTAGGAGTAACAAAATGTCTGAAGAGACCAAAATAGAAGATATGGATCTCGTCGAAGACGTAACTGAAGTACAGCTCCATGATGAAGCCCTCGTTGAAGACGTTGAAGTTGAGACCGAGGAAGCTATCGTGGAAGATGCCGAAGAAATTGTTGCAGAAGACGTAACTGAAGAATTAGTAGCTGAAGAAGCTATTGAAGAAGCAGCTACTGCCGAAGCACCTAAGACTAAGGCAGGCATTATTAATGCCATGTACAAAGAAATGTCTAAGATGAATAAGGGCGACCTAATGGCTGCATTTGATAAAATGACTGCCAAGGACGAAGAAAAAGATGAAGACGAAGAAGATGAAGAAGATATGGAAGAAACTAAAGGTAAGGTTAAGGAGTCTTATGACTTCCAAGCTGACCTAGAAGCTCTTGTATCATCTGATGATCTTTCTGAGGAATTCCAGGGTAAAGCAGCTACAATCTTTGAAGCAGCTGTTAAAACTAAAGTAGCTGGCGAGATCGATCGTCTAGAGGCAGAGTATACTCAGTCACTAGAAGAAGAGACTGCTTCTGTTAAGTCTGAGCTCGTAGAAAAGGTAGATGGTTACCTTAACTATGTTGTTGAGAACTGGATGGAAGAGAATCGTGTTGCTATTGAAACTGGCCTTCGTGCTGAAATCGCTGAATCGTTTATGGGTGCGCTTAAAGGTGTATTTGTTGAGCATTACATCGATGTTCCAGAATCTAAGATTAACTTGGTTGATGACCTAGCTGATCAGGTTGTGGAGCTAGAAGAATCTCTTACAAAGGAAACTGAGGCAAACATTCGTCTGAATGAGTCTATCCAAACATACCAACGATCAGAAATTATTGCAGAATCAACTAAAGATTTGGCAGCTACAGAAGTTGAAAAACTGAAAGAGCTCGTTGAAGATGTAGATTTTGAAGATATAGATACTTTCACAAAGAAGGTAGCTACATTAAAAGAATCTTATTTTGCAAAACCGATTGTAACAAACCAAGAAGAAGAGCTACAAGAAGAGACTGACCAGATGAAAGAACTATCTGGCTCTATGGCGCTTTATTCATCCGCTATTACAAAAACTTTAAAAAAGTAACACTAGGAGTAACACATGTTTAACGCAGAAGACGCAATGCAAAAGTGGAGCCCGATTCTCGAGCACGCTGACATCCCCGCCATTGGCGATAACTACAAGAAGCACGTAACAGCTGTTCTTCTTGAGAACCAAGAAAAAGCTCTTAAAGAAGAGCGCAACGCAATGGGTTTCATGACTGAAACTGCTGCTAACGCTACTGGCGCTGGCGTTGCTAACTGGGACCCAGTCCTTATTAGTCTCGTTCGTCGTTCAATGCCTAACCTTATGGCTTATGACGTAGCTGGTGTACAGCCTATGTCTGGTCCTACTGGTTTGATCTTCGCTATGAAGAGCCGCTACACTTCACAAGCTGGTGCAGAAGCACTTCAGGGCGAAGCTAACACTGGCTTCTCTGGTACTGGCGCAAACGGTGGTGATTCTTCATCTGTTGCTGGTACTACTGGCACTGATACTACTGCTGCTGATGGCGTAGAAGATTCATTCGACTTCGGTACTGGTCTTGCACTCGCAGACGGTGAAGCTCTTGGCAACACTGGTTCTGCTCTTGCACAGATGGCTTTCTCAATCGACAAGACTAGCGTAACTGCTAAGACTCGTGCATTGAAAGCTGAGTACACAATGGAATTGGCACAAGACCTTAAAGCTATCCACGGTTTGGACGCTGAGAGCGAGCTTGCTAACATTCTTTCTGCTGAGATCCTCGCTGAAATTAACCGCGAAGTTATCCGCACAATCAACGTTAAAGCTAAGCTTGGTGCTCAGACTTCTAACGTTGCAGCTGCTGGTACTTTCGACGTTAACTCTGATTCAGACGGTCGTTGGTCAGTAGAGAAGTTCAAAGGTCTTATGGTTCAAATCGATCGTGAAGCTAACGCAATTGCTAAAGACACACGTCGTGGCAAAGGTAACTTCATCATCTGTTCATCAGACGTAGCTTCTGCATTGACTGCAGCTGGTATGCTTGATTACGCACCTGCTTTGGCAACTAACCTGAATGTTGACGATACTGGTTCAACTTTCGCAGGCGTTTTGAATGGTCGCACTAAGGTCTATATCGATCCTTACGCAACACGTGACTACGTAAACGTTGGTTACCGTGGTACTAACCCATACGACGCAGGTATCTTCTACGCACCTTACGTACCATTAACTATGGTTCGTGCAGTTGGCGAGCAAGACTTCCAGCCACGTATCGGCTTTAAGACTCGTTACGGTATGGTTGCTAACCCATTCGCTGGTGGCGCTGCGTCATCTGAGACTGGTACAAACCGTGCAAACCAATACTACCGCATCTTTGCAGTAGAAAATATCCTCGTATAAGGATAACTAAAAGAGTAAGTTTTAGCTTACCACTTTTGAAAGGTGCTCTTCGGAGCACCTTTTTTTTCGCATAAATACTAGTGTAAAAGTAATTTATTTGGATAATCAATATGCCATATGACTTAAAAGTTAACTTCTCGCAAGAAGCGTCATCTGCCTTAGCCTCAGATTTGAACTATGTAAATCCTACAGCCTTTCAGCTGGTTATAGACAATCTGAAATATCCTAATGCACAGTTTAATGTACAGCAGGTTGCTTTACCCGAGCTGTCTGTTTCTAACCCAGATATAGCTACTCGTCAAAGAAATATACTTGCAACACCAGCTAAGGTGAATTACGGTTCGCTTGAGCTTACGTTTCTTATTGATGAGAAGCTTATTAACTATATGGAAATCCACGATTGGATCTATGGATTAGCTACAGAGCAAGAGAGCAAATCCTTAAAGACCCAGCGTGATTTACAACTTCTTATACTAGATTCTAATAACAATGTTGCTCGCGAGATCCAGTTTGTTAATGCACAGCCTGTTAGTCTAGGATCTATCCCGTTTGATATTACATCATCTGACATCGCCTACCTGACCGCAACGGTTTCTTTTGAATACGACTATTTCAAATTTAAGCGAGATGTGATATAATATATACTATATGAATTGAAAGGAACTATGTTATGACTTTAGATCAGATACTTGAAATGTGGAAAAAGGATTCAGTAATAGATGATATTCGCCTTGATGAAGCATCGAAAGACGGTGCAGCACTTCACTCAAAATACCTAGAACTACTCTCTATCAATAAGCTACAGCTTAAAAGGCGTGATGCCGAATTCAAGATTCTACTTAAGAATAAATGGCTTTGGTACAATGGTAAGCTTACCAAAGATCAAATAGATCAGCTTGGCTGGGAATATGATGCTCTTAATGGGCTTAAGATCCTTAAAGGGGAAATGGATTATTACTACGATGCTGATCCTCATATCCAAGAAGCTAACGCTCGTATTGACTACTTAAAAACCATGATAGATACTTTAGAAGAGATCATTAGTAATATCAGATGGCGTCATTCTACTATTAAGAACATGATAGATTGGCGTAAATTTGAATCGGGCAGTTAATGAATATAAAAGTACAGTATAAGAACCATGCGTTTCTGCAGATAGATTGCGATCCTGGAATAGCAAATGAAATTAGTGATTTCTTTTGTTTCTATGCTGTAAACTATAAGTTCATGCCATCTTATAAGAACAAATTCTGGGATGGTAAGATTCGATTATTCGACGCACGCACGCGTGAACTACCCGCAGGATTATTTAAGTACTTACAAGAATTTGCTGCTACTCCGGGAAGGAATTATGCTCTAGAGCTTATTCATAATAATTACTATGGTATACCATCTACTGGTGAAGATGTAGACGTATCTTTTATGAAAGATATTACCTACACATCGAAAGGCACACAGATTTTCCCTAAAGATTATCAGGAGAGAGCAGTACACCACGCTTTAACCTCTAAGCGTGCTATGCTTATATCTCCAACTGCTTCTGGTAAAAGCTTAATCATATACACGCTTATTCGATGGTATCTTCATAACCACGATAAGAAAGTTATTATTGTTGTTCCGACCACTTCGCTAGTTGAACAGATGTATAAGGACTTTGGGGATTATTCAGAGTATGATGAAAACTTTGATAATGAAGAATCGTGTCATAGGATATACTCCGGCCGTGAAAAAACTTTTAAGCAAAGGGTTGTTATAACTACTTGGCAGTCAATCTATAAGTTACAAGGTTCATGGTTCGAAGACTTTGGTATGGTTATAGGTGATGAAGCACATAACTTTAAGGCAAAGAGCTTAACATCTATATTATCTAAGTGTCGTGAAGCAGAATATAGATTTGGCACTACCGGAACTCTGGATGGCACAGAGGTGCATAAGCTAGTACTCGAAGGTTACTTTGGACCAGCTTACTATGTAACCACTACAAAGAATCTAATGAATTTAGGTGATCTGGCTGAATTAGATATTCAGGTATTACTTCTTAAGTATGATGATGAATATGCACGTGCTATATCCAAAGTAACATATCAGGAGGAGATAGATTTTATTGTTTCCCATACTCCTCGTAATAACTTTATAGCTAATCTAGCATTAGATCAAGATGGTAACACTCTAGTTCTGTTTCAATTAGTCGAGAAACATGGTAAGCCACTATATGATATTATAAAAGATAAAGCGCATAAGAAGCGTAAGATATTCTTCGTGTCGGGTAATACCGATGTTGATGTTCGTGAAAAAGTTCGGGAGCTTACAGAGAAAGAAAAGAATGCTATTATCGTAGCATCGCTAGGCACATTTTCAACTGGTATAAATATTAAGAACTTGCATAACATAATCTTTGCTTCACCAAGTAAAAGCCAGGTGAAGGTTTTACAAAGTATCGGCAGGGGATTAAGAAAAAGTGACGATGGTAGAGAAACAAACCTATTTGATTTAGCTGATGACCTACATTGGAAACAGAAAAAGAATTACACTCTAAACCATGCAGCAGAAAGAATAAAGATATATACTAAAGAAAAATTTAACTACAAAATATATGAGATTAAGTTATGATTCAATTTGAAGATGATGAGTTTGAATTACCAGTTAGACATATAAAGCTTTCTAATGGTGAGCAATTAGTATCATATGTTAGCGCTAGTTCTACTGGTGATACTATTCTCCTTGAACACCCGTGTTTACTTAATCTCCATAAAGAAAAAGATTCTACTCTTACCTATTACTTTACCAGATATATGCCATTGTCAGCATCTGGAATAATAACTGTAAATGGTAATAATATAGTATCATATACAGATGTTACTCGTGATGTACAAGACAAGTACATTAGAGCTGCATTAAGATATAATGAAGAAGAAGTAGGAGAGGAGG